TGTCGAACCGTAGTTCTCAAACGTACCTCCCTTATCCAGCCTCCATCCGACTGAGCCAGCGACATAGTTATTGGACTGGATGTAGTTGCCAATCTTGGCGTTGCCGATGGTGCCGTCCTGAATGAAGGTTTCCCGGATAAACACCTGCCCGTTCTGGATAACGAACGGCAGTGTAACCGCTCCCCCCGCCTGCGCCATGACGGCGAAGCGATCCGCCAGGAACAGCACCTGCGACTGCATGCCCGATGGAGTGTTTTCTACACCGATCCCCATTCCGGCGGCATACTGCTTTCCATTCGCGTCCACGGCAACCTTGATGCTGTACATCGCCTTCAGGTCACCACTAACGTTTGCTATCGCCTGAGCGTTAGTGCTGATCGCTGAAGTGTGCCCGTTGATGGTCGCCGTGATGCCGTTTATCTGCGTGGCCGTGGCCTGCTGATAATTGGAAAACGTCTGGTTCAGGCTGTTAATTGCTGCCTTGTTGCCGTTCACGTCAGTCTGCAAACTCAGCAGCGAACGCGCTGTTGCCTCCCTGTCGCTTGCCATAACATTATCAATACGATCGATGCCGGCCTTGCTGTCACCGTACTGCGCGCTGAGTCTCACCTGCTGATCAACCTGCGCCAGCGTACTCGTTATTAGCGCGATAGCGTTATTCTGGATGCCGCCGCTGGCAGTATCGGTTCTTGCTCCCAGCTCCTCCAGGCGGGATGCCATTGATGAAGTCGTGTCTGTGACAACCTGTCGCAACGTGGTGATATCAGCAGTGTTTTGTGAGCTGGCTTGTTCAGCCGCATCTGCCTTACCTGATGCAGCGTCAGCTTTACTCGAAGCCGAATCAGCTTTATCAGAAATGACCTGAGTACTCGCAGTGAGCTGGTCAACAGCAGTAGCCCTTGCCTGAGCTTCATCTGACAGAGCCTGCCTTACCTCGGTAACTCCTGCCTCGTTCTGCGCAGTTTTTGCCTCAAGACGGGTAACATCCGTTACGCGCGCCTCCGTTTCAGTAGCGATCACCTCCCGGAGCTGTTCGAATGTCGCAGAGTTAGCGCCCTGTTGGGCTGTCTGGCGCACGATAACATCGGCAATAGCCAGCGCGTTGCCGATGATTGCTTCTGCTGTCTGCTTATTCGAACCTACGGCGGCAGCCAGCCCATCGGCGTTCTCCTTAATTGCATCAGAAAGCTCGGCCAGTTTCTCGTTACTGTCTACAGCACTTTCAATCAGATCCTTAAATACCTCGGAATCTTTAATCTCCTCCAGGATCGCATCGGTGATATCGGATACATCAATGCTGGCCTGTCCGCGCACAAAGTCTGTATACCCTGATTCGTTTCCGCTGCGGTCCACCAGCTGCGCGCGGTACCAGAAAATTTGCCCTGCCTTAAGGCCCATCTGCTGATACTTGCGCTGCGGATAGGGTACATCTGCCAGCAGCATCGCATCGTCTTCCGTCCCGGTCGGGCTGTACTGAATTTCCGTCTTCAGCGTGTCGTCGGTGTTCGCCGGGAATCCCCAGTTCAGCTCGATACCGAATACCACATTATCGGAAGCGATGAAGCCGACCGGTTTCGGCGGATTGCCCACTTTACCCGTAAGATTTACTTCTGGTGATGTCGCCCATACTGATGAAACGTCGCTGGCGTTCACCGCCCTGACACGGACCAGATAGCGACCCGAGTAGATACCCTGCACTTCAAAGCCGAGAGAAGACGTTCGGGGCACACTAATCCAGTTGCCGCTGTCACGCCGCCATTCCGCCTCGTACGCAACTGCACCCTGAACAGAATCCCAGGCAACGCGCATAGTGGTAATCGCAATGTTCTGGTTAACCGTAGAGTAACTGTCTACGACAATATTTCCTGGGGGAGCCTGAACCCCCGGTGGAATGACACTGACTGGCCGCTCGTCCAGTCTTGCGCCGGTATCAACAGCGGAATAGATATCAGGGTTGTAAGTCGTCCCGGTGACCTCGAAAGTGCCGTCGTTGTTGTCCCGCGTTCCCGTAACACGGAAAAGCGCTATAAACAGATCGTCAGAGTCCACACCCCAGTTACATTCAGCCTCCGGCGTTTCGCTGTATGGTGTGGTGACAGTGACTGTGTTTCCGTTAACGGCCTGGACGGTTCTGGCCTGAGCTGTGCCTGATGGAAGATTCAAAAACAGCCGGTTCCCGGCCTTCACATCAGCGGCGCGATCGAGGGTTATGTTGCGGCCGTTAACCCCACTCACCCTGCCGCCGATAGTTCTTCCGGCCAGCTCGTTAGCAGCCACGCCGATCACCTCCCCGACAGGTGGAGCGTCCATGCCCGTGCTGAAGGTCACCACCTCGCCGATACCGTTAGTGAGCAGCGCCCAGCGCCCCCGCCGGTTTGCCTCTGACTGCCTGGTGCAGCCGATCGCAGTCATTTCGAGCTGACGATAATCGAAGCGCATGGCCAGATCGTTATCGTAAACAGGCTCAGGCGTGTCTTTATAGTGGTTGGCAGGGTCTGACCAGTTCACCAGCGCGGCAGTGTTTCGGGTGGTTTCACTCGGATCCGCAAAGGTAAATTTTCCTTCAACAACGCTGGCGTGGTTATAGATGTGCCACACATCCCGTGGCATATCAGCCAGGACATACATCTTATTGTCGCCCCAGTACGTCATGCCGCGAAATATACCCGCCAGATCACGAAGTACAGTCCAGGCGTCATTACGGTCCTGGATATAAACGTTGCAACGAAAACGAGGCTCCGTCCCGCTGCCGCCCTTGCCGTCTGGTACCAGTTGATCGCAATACTGGGCGATGCGATAAAGTTCCCATTTGTCTATCTGAGTCGCATCGATTCTTTGACCCAGCCCGAAGCGCTCGTTCAGAATGATGTCGTAATAAATCCAGGCAGGATTATCCGTCCACGCCCATTTAAATACGCCCTCCCATGTACCAGAATAAGTGCGGGTTTCGGGATCATAAGTATCAGGTACACGGATGATTCGCCCTTTCGGATTGCACACAACCTGAGGAATGCCATTAGGGAACTGCTTTGCGTCAAACTCTACATACAGCAGCGCTGTGTTAACGTAGCGAAGTTTGGCGTCAATAATTTCAGTAACGGCCACAACGCGCATGGTGTCGACGATATTCACGCTCGTGGAATCCGGCGTGATTCTGCGAACCCGCAACTGCCATCCAGTCGAGGCTTTCGGAAGATTGACGCGGTGACTGCGCTCATAAAGCGACGTGGTTTTGTCATCAACAGCACCGTTAACCACCGTTTCATACGGCCCGCCATCGACCGACAGATCGATAGCATACTCGACGCGGGTGCCGACTTTATCACCGTTGTTTTTCTGGAGTAAAAGAGTTGGCCATCCCAGGCGAATTCGCAGCGCAGAGAGCTGCGTGTTGGATACCGCCCGAACATACGGTACAGCCTGTTTCAGCTCATATGAAACCTGAAGTTCGTTTTCAATGCCCGGAAAGCCCTGAATGTAATCCTGGTCCTGAGTACCGGAACGGAACTCGTATTTTACATTATTGAAATTGTAACTTCCGTCGGCGTTCTGGAGAGGGGTGTATGAAGATGAGTCGCCAAGGAAAATATTTTTACCATCAAGCCCGCCGGCGAACTCCCCCTCCCCAAGAGCAATCAGCACCTTTGCCCTTGCAATGGACTGAATGCTGTCTGGTGCCTCAACAGGCGTACGGGTCTGATTGCTGCCACCTTTGCCGCGGCCTTTGATGATTGTCGTCGTCATATCGCGTCCATAAAAAAGCCACCGTCAGGTGGCTTGCAGTACGTGGTTTTGTTTATTGCTGATCTTCTGCATAAACCCCGGCGGATATAATGGCGCCGCCAATTTCCCGTTGCCCATAAAGCAGGGGGACGGGATTGCCAGATGCCGTCGTGTTAACGGGACCACCAAACGCATAGGAGGGTTTGTTATCAGGTTCCTGACGCATTCGCAGACCTGAAACCTGAGGAGAGAGCATTTGCACTACACCGCCAACGGCCATTGCGGCACCAACGGAAAACATGAGGTTACTTGCTGCGATACTAACTCCCGGCATCCATATGGCAGCAGCGACCAGAGCCGTTCCGAGCAACGCCTGGAAAACTCCAGCTCTTTTACTACCCCTTATCACAGGGATTATTCTTAACTCATCACCCGGCCCCAGGAGTTCAAACTCTTCGTGCCCGATATTGCGACGATCCCGGAAAATAACAAAATCCAGTCCCTTTGCCCGAGCTTCACGCAGATAAGCATCAAAGCCGTCAATGGTGTTAGAAAGCGCCCTGAAAACTTCGCTGGCGGACGTTAGTGCACGGCGATGTGTCCTGCCAAATCGCTGAGCCATTGAGCCGCTGAGTTTGATAACGGTTTTTCTTTCCATTACATCAAATCCTTATAACGCAGAATTTTGATGGTACGGTCACGGTAATAGCCACCGTAGGGAATACGCTGGCTTAGCTGGCCATACATGTGATGCAGTAGCATGTTGCCATCAAGCAAAATCCCGGCATGGTTCGGGACGGTGGACTGAACCTGCATGATAACCATGTCACCTGGCTGAGCGGGACCGTCGTACTCACGGAAACCGCATTCCTGCCAGTTATCCATATAGAGGTTTTCACCCTGCTCCCACCAGTGGCGATCTACGCTGTAGTTGGGCAGTTCAATGCCGTGCTCGATGCGGAAATAGTCCATGATGAGAGACCAGCAGTCTGCATACCCGAGTACAAACTGGCGCCCTGTGAGGGGACGGTCTCCGCGAGGCATGACGGTGCGAATGTCGCCCTCCGGCCACGATGCAATAATCCAGGGCAGTTCCGTGGCATCACACATCAGCATGTCGAGCTCGCTCGGCTGAGTTGTTGCCCCGTCGCCGGGATGGCTGTGGACGATCGCCACCACAGTTCCCTGCTCTTCGGCGGCCGCATAATCCTCATGATTGAGTTCAAATTGGTCAGTCGGCGACTCAGCATTATTTTTGCAGGGGATGTATTTCTCCACCCGCCCCTTCTGAATAACCACGCCACAGCACTCCTCGGGGAAGGATGCGGCGGCATGCGCCAGAATGGCGCTAACTGTTTTGTCGCGCATGATTATCCTCTCAGAAGTGAAGCCCCGGGGAACCCGCCATAATCCAGCTGCTCATTCTCTCCGAAACGAGGTTTGCAGCCCGTTGACAGCAGTCCGGAGCAAACATCCTGTGAAGGATCATCCACCCGGTTGCCGTCTTTATCGAACCAGCCGTTTTGCCCGGCGTAGGTGCAGCCGTTCCCGGTTTTGTACCAGCCCCGCATGCACCACGTGCACATTGGCTGAATTTGCCGGGTCGGAATGAGTTGCCCTCGCAAATCGGCTGGACTGGAAAGCTCAAACTCTACGGTTTCATCGTCTGACCCTGATTTACGGTCGATGTAATAAACCTGTTTGCGCTCCTCGTTGGGATTCGCAGTCGGGTTCCCGCCAGGAAAATTTCTTGCGTCCAGGTAGTGAGCGAAGGTGTCATGGATGATCACCTTTGCTTTAGCCATCCCCTGAAACCTGCGGCACAGCGCGCCAATCGTACCGCTGATGTTTGCAACAGTGAGTGACGGCCGTGAACTCTGGCCGTCACTGCTTACAGATATGCCGGTCAGTTCATACGGCCACGCGCCATACTCCTGCCCCTGCCACCACACCGACTTCGGCTCAAGTTTTGACTCGTCGCCGCCTGCGGCGATGATTTCCGCCTCGGTATGCGGGATTGTCTCGTTGTGAAAGCGAAGAATACCCGCACCGAACGCTGAGCCGTCCACCTCGATCAGGCGGACGCGCTTACCCGGTTCCAGTTTCTGGACATCAGATGAAATACTCATGGATGGTATGCCTGTATGAATGTGCTGCTGAGGGTGTATTTTTTGTTGCCGTGGGTAGATATCTGGAAGGATTCCGCGCGCCATAAACCTGAAGGATCAAGCGGTGGCTTCCAGATAAATGACTTCCACCCTGCATGTCTGTTCAGAAAGTTTTTAATGGCCTGAATGTAAGCCTCGTCGCCGGTAAAGCTCACGCTCCACTGAGGTGTTACCGGGTTGATGCCGTCCCCGGCCACCTGTGTATAGCCATCGCCAAACTGCGCCTTTCGGGTACGAAAACTTGTATCAACCTGAGAGGCAACCTTTGGGCACCAGCTGAAGGTTTCGACTGCCATGGTTAAACTCCCTTGATTAATCGCCACAGAGGCGAGCCCGGCATGCTGGCCTGTTCGTTAATGACACCAGTGATGGCATCCTTAAGCTGCCTGCCTGCTGCTCCGGCAGTACCCTGACTGGACGCCTGTGGAGATCCGCCCTGAATATTGATATCGCCAAAGTTAACTGAAGGCACGCCACCAGAAACCTGCGGCATCCCCACTGCGCGAACGGCAAGATCACCATTAGGTGCCCTCGTGAGTGGCATGATGGCTTCCGGGCCCGCCTCCCCGAAAACACCTGCACCTTTCGCAAATGCAAAAAGCTGAGGCGTCTGATAAATACCGTTGCTGTAGGCACTCAGGGACGGAGAGTCGTAAACATTACCCTTCGCATTAAAGGTAAAGTTCGCGCCAGCATTCTGAATTGCGGTGCCGCTACTGGCGGCAGCGGCGGAAGATGCACCAAAGCTGAAGAACGATCCTAAGGAACTAACACCTTTCGCGAGGGCCATGTTGATTGCAACATTTTCAATGATTTTGAGAACACTAACACCCCAGTCTTTCCAGCTGTCAACGTTGCCATTGAGCATGTCGGTGATCGTGGTGACAGCGCCCCCCATAGCCTGCTTCATGCCGTCAGCGGCCATGGAAGAATAATCCGTAGCTTCGTCCACCCAGTTCGCATAACCTTCTGACAAACCCGTCATCCAGTCGTCACGCTGCGCATCAGAAGCTGAGTAATATCCCTCCTGGTCGCGCAGGCGCTCTTCGAGATAGCGCTTATTGAGTGCCAGCCCCTGCTGATAGAACGTCTCGTCGATTTCACCAGCCTGGCGCTGGCGAAGAAGATCGGTATTCTTCTGCTCAAACTCCTTACGCAGGTTGAACTGCTCCTGAAGTCTTTCCCGGAACCGGGTACCCTGCCCGTAACCCAGCAGTTGCGCTTCATTAGCTGCGCGGGCGCTGGCGTTACTGTCAGCAAGGTTGGCTTCGTAATTTCGCAGTTGCTCACGCAATTTAACCTGGTCAATCAGCGCAGCATTCTGCAATACCGTCTTCTTCTGGGCTTCTGTCAGAGAAGCAAGTTCGCCCTGGCTGACCTGGTACTTAACCTTCGCCAGTTCAGTATTCTGGCCTTGCAGGGCAATCTGCTCTTTTTGCTGCTTGATAAGGCGCTTATACACATCCTCGGTTTTCTCGCCTTCGGTTTTACCTCCCTTCGCCTTAGGTTTGTTGGCTTCATTATTTCGCCATTCAGCCAGACCGTTATTAATCAACTCCTGACGTCCAGTCTGGAATTGTGGATCACTGGTTAACCCCAGGTCATCGGCTGCATAACTCAGCCGCAGGCGCTCTTTGGCCTCCCCCTTCAGGCGTGACAACTCCAGATCCCGGCGGCTCTTTTCGAGGGCATCGGTTTGCTTTTTGTCGAGGTCTGCCTGAGGAAGTCTGAGAGGGACGTTAGCGAGTCCTTGCCGAGCCATTAATAGCTGATTTCCCAGCCCCAGCAGGCGGTTTAATTCATCATGCTGCCCATTCATCAACAGGAGAGATTGGTAAGCCCTGTTTTGGTTAGCGGCCTCCTCTCGAATGAGTGTCACCCGCCGATGTTCAAGACCTTCAAGAACTTGCTGAATAGACGCGGATTTTTCCTGCATCTGAGCAAGCCTTTCTTGCTCAACAGATAACTGCTCTGTGGCCGTAGCCAGACCACGCGTAACGGTGTCCAACGATGTCAGGTGATTAATCATGAAACCACCGCTGGTCGTTGGGCCGGGACTACTGATCACTGACTGATAACCAGCTATCTGTTCTTTCAGGCCTTCAATCTTGCTCTTTTGTTCATCTATAAGCCGGTTCTGTTCATTCAATGCAGTGCGAGTTTTCTCTGCATTGTCTGAAGCTTCAGGCAGAGTCATCGCCTTCGACTTTTTGCTGACTTCATCTATTGTGCTGGCGTATTCCTGGGCGGATCGACGGGCCTGCTCCTGATTCTGATACATCGCATACCAGGCGCCTGCTCCCAGCATCACCAGACCAGGCACGCCACCAATCAAGCCAAGCGCACCACTCATCAGCCGAGTACCGACAGATGTTACGCTATTGAGATTGCTCTGAGTCGAAACGCGGTTTGCAAGGTTCCGGCTTAAGGAGGCCTCTGCCTCGGACAAACGCCTTTCTGCAACAGCCTGGGCATCAGCGTTTTTAGTTGCCACCAGCCCTGCCTGTGCACGTTCAAGCGCAGTTCTGGCTCTGACTTTTTCCGTAGCGGTGCCACTTGCAAGAGCAGTGGTCAGCCTGGCTTGAGCTGCTGTGACTTTGGCTTCCGCTGCCGCAATTTTTTCTTGCTGAGCGGCCTGAACATCTGCACTTCGCGATCTTTGAACAGCTTGCTGGGCTCGATAAACTTCTGCCCTTGAAGCTGCAACAGCAGACTGAGCCGCTTTATCCTGCGCGACAGCAAGGGCAACCTCTGATTTCGCAGCTGAAATTAGCGCACCTGTTGCGCTACTGGCGCTGGTTACAACTCCGCCGAGGTATCTTGCCAACCCAACACCAACAAGCGCCCCAGCGACTGTTGTAATTGTTGACATATTGTCAGCAACGTCATTCAGCGCGCCACTTACTGCCGATGAGGTAAATGAATCAAGCGTTTGGGCAACCCCGTCCAGGCCACCAGATAGCGCATCGGTAGCACCTGTAGCCTGGTTGACACCGCCAACCCATGCCATGAACGAGTTTGTGACTTTTTGCAGGGATCCGGAAACTGTTTGCGGCATGCTGGCAAACTCACCCTGTAATGAGCCCAGCTGGCTCATTAATGCAGGTACAACCTTATCAATCGTAAGTTGCCCCTGGTCAGCCATGCTCTTCAGGTCTTTTCGAGCCACGCCCATTCCGGCGGCAAGTGCGCGAATAACACGATCACCTGCTTCGTTAACGGCGTTGAATTCTTCACCACGAAGAACGCCTTGTGCGAGCGCCTGGCTGAACTGAGTGATAACAGAACTCGCCTCCTGAGTGTTAGCCCCAGAAAGCTTAAGACCGGTAGAGACAGCTTCTGTAATTTTCAGAACTTCGTCAGAGCTATAACCGTACTCGCGCATTGAGGCAGCTGCGCGAGAAAAAAGGTTTGCGTTATCTGAAAATGCCGTGCCGGTTCTTTGGCTGATTTCCATTAACTGACGCTGTGAAGCGGCAAAATCATCAGCGGAAGATGATGCCTGTTTGAGTCGTGCGTTTACGGAGTTCCACTCGTCAGCAATCTGAACAATCTTACCAGTTGCAAAGGCCGCCGTAGCAGCGGCGGCCGTTCTTCCAGCCGATGCAAATCCGGCAGTCAAATCAGATAGCGCCCTTTCGCTCTCTCTGGCAGCAGCAGCGGCCTGCCGCCCACCATTTTGCATGGTGCGGTAATAATCCTGCCCCATTCGTGAGGCGCGGGAAATTTCCGTCTGGAAAGATTGAGAATTGGCGGAAATTTTGATTATTAATTCGCGTAAGGTTGCCATTTATCCAAACTCCAGACGTAAAAAAACCGCCGAAGCGGTTTTATTTTTATTGTTTCCAGACCTTTTGCCTGGCTTCTTCAAGGTATTCTTCATCGGTTTTAGCCGGAGGTGATTCGGCCATCAAATCACTGCCACAATGTTTACATTTAATGGCTGCGTTTTTGATTATTTCCGCACAGAACGGACACTTTTTCATACCCTCGTTTTCAATTAAGTCTTTTTCTTCAGCTGCCACATCTTTCTTAATTACCAGCGAGTGTACAAAGGCAATAATAAACAGCAATGCACCATAAACCCACCAAGCAAAGAAAGAGCGGCCTTTGCTTTGAGCTATTAAAGCTGGAACTAAGCCTATTACAATTGAAACAAGTAAAATTTCCATTTTCTATCCCCAGAATTATTAGTGGCTAAAATCCTAATGTTTTCTGGGTAAAAAGTCACTGAGTTGCAGCAGTAAGTGCAGCCTCAAGCCCAGCAAACGGGTCTTTTGGTGCTGATTGCTCGTCACCACCCCAGCGCAGGATCGCATCGTCCAGCGGTACTTTTGCCCCCTGTGATCCGTAGATGGCAGAGACGAGCTGGGCGGCCTGAATGTCCCCGCGAATATCGCCAACCGGACTTTGCCTGTCGTACTCAATCCACATCAGAAGCTCGCTTGCCGTCATGTTCTGCCGAAGTTCTGAGAGCGTGCGCCCCATCCGGAGCGCAAGCGACATCAGAAACTTTACGCCGGGGGTTGAGACTTTTCCCGCGCTTCGTCCGCGTTGTTAATCAGGTCAAGCGCCTGTTTGAGCAGGCGTGAGTGTACGGGTCCGTAAATTTCACGCACCTGCTCTTCTTCGTTAACGCTGAATACCGGTTGCTTATCGGTATCGCACAGGACGTCAATGAAGAGCACCACGTCAGCGCAAAGATTACGGTGTGCCTTTTCCGATACCGACACATTTTCATCATCAGCGCCCGCTTTCGCCACTTCCTGCCAGCGCAGCCAGGCTTCACCTGACGGCTCACGGAGAACCACTTTGACGCCCTCCCACTCAGGAACGGCGACCGTCTTATGACGAAATCCCGACATCTTAGCCAGGGCGAGATTTTTAATATTCTTCATGCGACCTCTCAGGAGCCAGACTCGATGTTTTCAGGCTTACCTTTCAGGCGCAGGGAGAACGTTGCCGCCACTACGCCGTTGGTACCTGAAGACCAGGTGTGCTGGCGTATTTCAGCCAGGAACTTAAAGCCCTTGCCGGACGGGAAGATAACCTGGAAAGCGTAGGTCGTATCGTTGTCATAGGCCTCACGCAAGGCGTCCTGCGCCGGATTCTTGTAGAAGTTGCCGGACAGAGAGATTTCTGACGGAGAAGGCAGGCCGTTGATGTTCTCCTGCTCGGTAGAGCAAAGTGTTGTTACGTCGATATCCTGCTTCTGACCACCGGTGAACTGAATTTCTTTGATGGTGCAACTCAGATCGAGGAAGGTTGCGGAATCCATCGTTTCTTTGGTGGCTGGCGCAGAGGAAATAAGGATCTTCGTCAGCTGCGATTTTTCATAAAGTGCAGACATAGCTGTCTCCTGGAAAAAGAAAACCCGCCATCAGGCGGGTTCGTTGGGTGAATTAATTGTCAGGGGGTAACCCTGAAATCGAGGGTCATGCGGTAGAGTCGTCGATGGGGCTCGTATCCGGGGAGCCTGGCGACCTCCGTCGGGTTTAGTGGCCGTAGCGCCACTAGAGCATCTTCCACGAGCGCGCGCGCCTCTTTGATGGAGGTTGAGTAAGCATCTACCTGAATGGAAACCCTGCTTTCTGCCTGGCCACACAGCACGTCAGCGGAAACATCATCGACGATGGAAAAAATAATCCAGGGTGGCGAGACAGACGGCTTTCCGTCACTACCTAATGGTGCAACGTAGGGATATACCCGTCCTTGCGCCAGGGGAGAAAGCAAGGCGTAGATATCATCTTCATTCACTTGCTCAATACCTCATCAATAGCCTGATTCATTCTGGCAATAGCGACGCTGGCGGCCTCTTCCTCGCGCGTATCGTAAGCGGGTCGCACAAAAGGATGCGCAGGCATGTTGGCCGTTCCCAGCTCCACAAAGCGCCAGTAAAAGGCGTTTCTCGGGTTATTCGCCTTCATCGTGTTATCGCTGTTACCGGTGCGCGGGTTAACCCCACGAATATGGACGCCGGAAGAAATCTCCCCGCGGCGGCGGCTTTTTTGGGTCACCACCACCACGTTTTTTTTCAGTTTTCCGGTGCGTACCGGTGCACGTGCGATCACTTCTTCCTTAAGCACTTCCGCGCCGGCGCGCGTGGCATCACGAAGAACCTTATTGTTTTCAGCGCGGCTAAGGGCCTCCAGATCCTTTGCGATGTCATTTAACCCAGAAAAATCGAGGCTCGTGTCTATCATTTTTCGATCCCCTGCTTACAAAGAATTTCGAGCTGAATGCCGCGAGAATCAGGTATCGGTGGACCAATGATATTTAGAATGACTCCCTTGAACGGGCCAGTCACAACCCTGAGTCTTGACGCAGCAGTTATATCGTTACGAAATCGAGTCCATACCCTGATAGTGGCTACGGCCGTTTCTGCACCTGCCGCTACAAGCTCACGCCCGCTGATACCTTTAACTTCTGCCCATGTAGTCGCGCCGTCATGCCACGTTTCAACAGGCTGACCAGAAGGGTCTCTGGATGTTGTGATGTTCTGAATTACCACCCTGTCTCTCAGTCTTCCGGCCTGCATAAACCCTCCTACACCCCGTAAATTCGGTATGGCTGAAGCAGGGCTTCAACTGCAAGCGGGACCTCTGCAACGGTTTGCCCGATGGCAACGGATTCCCGGTTTGCATACCAGTGACCAATCAGTAGTAACATTGCCGCCTTAACATCATCATTGAGAAGAATCGAGTCCGGGTCGTCAGCGTAGCCAGGGCTGCTTTCCTTTTCATAGAGCGTTCGCCGTGTCCATGTCTGGACGTACCGGGCCGCCGCACCTGTGTAAATCTCCAGCAGAGCATCATCACCCGTAAAGTCGGTATCAATGCGGCAATGCTGTTTCACCACATTCTGATCAAGCATTTGTTTGCCCCGAAAAAAAGCGGCCCGAAGGCCGCCGTGGTGTTTAGCTACCAGCACCCGTGAGGGAACCGAACACGAACGCTTCCGGACGATAAACAGCCAGCGCCACCCGCTCTTCGCAGCGAATGGAGATCATGTTCTTCTCGAAGTCGTCGGCGTTCTCAGTCGAGATCACAACGTTAGCATCTTCGCGGTCGAACAACTGCGCGCCGGAGTTAAATGCGCCGGTCAAGAATTTACCCAGGAACTGAGCGGCTTCGGTCGCAACAACAGGCAGCCCCCACAGGGTCGGCGTGGTGAGTTGCGCCGGGTTTGCCAGAATGTAGCGGCCCAGCTCGTCTTTGGTGAGCTCGATACGCGCCCAATCAGTAAAGTGCAGAACATGCCCGGACGCAGGGAAGCGCGCCAGCTGAGCCTGAAGCATTGCCAGACGGAGTACGTCAATACCTGACTGTTTCTCAACGTCAAACGCAGGGTTAAACGCAACAGCCTGCGGAATAATCCCTTTCAGATGCGCACCTGTGCCGTCGCCGAACAGGATTTCCTGCTCTTCGACGTACTTAAGGCCGTAACGCATTTCTGCGTCCACCGTTGACTGCAACTGTGCAAAGTCATCCAGAATCTGCTTGGATGCCTTGAACATGTGCGCGATGGTGCGAACTGGCGTCGTCTCTTCAGCGAACTGGATTTCGCTGTAAGGCTTCGTGCTATTTTCCGGCACAACTGAGGCATTGTTAGTAAAGCCTGTCTGCTTCACGTAATAAATGGTGTTCGACTGTGTGCGGCCAGGTGCAATCAGATCGCGAATGAAAAGACGCTGCTTCGGCGTCTGGTCGATGCCAGGCAGACGCGTTGGCGCGATAATCTGCCCCGGCACGTCAACCGTGGTGATTGCCGCCTGTACAGGCACACTCACGCGCTTGTTGCCTTCCATGCTGGAGCGGATATCCTTCATCACCTCCGCCGACACGAGTTGCTGGCCGACAGACTGGATGCCTTCTTTCGCAGCATTCAACGGCATGCTAGCTACGTGCTGTTCCAGATCGCCCACTGAAGCTTTCAGCGTTTTCAGTGATTCGTTGAGCACGTTGTGCTCGAGCGCGATTTTATCTACCGATGCTTTGGTTTCAGCAGACAGTGTGCCTGAGTTGCGGGCTTCGGTGAGCGCTTCTTCTGCCTTCTTGCTGAAATCAGAGGATACCTCTTCCAGTTTGGCAGATACCTTCTGCAGGAGTTCGTTTACTTGAGGCATGTTTTTTCCTTATTCGCCGAGCAATGCCAGCGCAGATTTGAGTGAGTTAAGTGCTTCAGGGCTTACTTCATCGACAGCGCCCGGCTTGTCGTTTTTTTCGGCAGCAGCGCCCGGCATGCTGCCCAAAGCTTTCAGATGCTTCCGGCGTTCAGAACGGGGCATACCGCCTTTCGCCAGAAAAGCATCAATTTTGCGAATAGCCGCCGCAGGGCTTTCTTCATCGCTGGTGATTTCATCAGATGAGAGCAGCGCGTCGGCCAGACCTTTGGTTATCGAGTCGCTACCGCCGATAAAGGACTCTTTGTCCATCAGCGACTGGATTTCTTCGACCGGCATACCGGAACGAGCGGCATAGATATCTGCCATAGCCTTATCAAAAGGCTCCAGGTAGTCGGCGTATTCACGAAAATCATTCCGGTTGCCGGCTGCCATGATCCAGGCGTTGTGGATCATAAAAAACGCACCGCGGCCTATCTGGACCTCATCCCCCGCCATTGCGATGATGGATGCTGCTGACGCTGCAAGGCCCAAAACTTTTACGGTGACTTTCCCTTGGTACTCACGGAAAAGGTTGTAAATGGCAAGACCTTCGAACATATCCCCGCCAGGCGAGTTGATGTGAACCGTCACATCCTCGCCACCGAGTGAACGCAACGCCGCAGCAATCCTATTTGCGCTTACACCGTCACCCCACCAGTCCTCTCCGATCACATCGAAGATGGTGATGGTATTCTCACCCGACTGCGCAGCAGCGCGAATGGTTCCGTCCCAGCGTTCAATCGCGGCGGCAGGCAGATCGCGTTTTGCAGACGCAGAAATCCGCCCCTCCGGTGCCGCTGGAAGAGTACTCATCTTCTTCATTGGTTCTCCTAAGCCGCTTTTTTTAGCGGTGACTGCTCCGGCGGAATGTCCGGAAAAAGGAAGGCATGGAGCTTCATAATATTGCTGGCCTGCGCCCCGACATTGTTCTCACGCAGCTGATCAAGCGGCGTCAGGTTCAACTGGACTGTGTAAATATCCCCACCCTCAATCGGCGGTAGATTTTCAAGACGGCGCACGTCATTACGCGACATCCAACCGTTCTGCAACGCTGTTGTGTAGTAGGCAGAACGCCCCGCGCTATCTGCACGTAGCAGACCTTCTACTGAGAACTCAGCGAAAAGCTCATCATCGCTGTCCAGCAGGCAGCGTGAAATCTCCTGCTCAATATTTACCAGCAGAGGGCGCAGAGTGTTGGTCAGAAACTGCAAATTCATACCCTCTACACTTGATGCCCAACTGCTCTGTTTGTCTGCATGACCGACCATAAACGGCGGAACTCGGAACCATCGGCAGATCTCTTCAATACTGAATGATCGGCTTTCCAGCATCTGCGCGTCTTCAGGGTTCATTGTGACGCCCTGGTAATTCATTCCGCCCTCGAGTACCATGATTTTTCCGGCATTCTTCGAACTGGTAAAAGCCTGCATATAACTGCGAAGACGCTCGCGCTGCTCGTCATTTAACGCTGCATCGGAAGTGAGAAACCCTGAGCTCTGAATGCCATTTTCAAAGATTTTTGCGGCCGACTGCTCCACCGCCAGCGCCGCGCCTATCACGTCACGGCCAGCCATCATCGGCATCATTCCGCAAACCCCATCGAGGCCGAATCCCCGGATGTGCATGATGTTTTTGACCGGAATCACGCGCTTGGTTTTGTTTTCGGTATAAGTGTATTCCAGCGCACCGCTATCGAGCCGCTTTACCACCATGTTCTGCGGCAATAAAGGCAACAACGAGACCAGCTTTTGACCAATGTACTTCTTCTCTACAAAGGCATTACCGCGCAGGCAGATACTGGCGACCACCATCAGCATGAAGCGTGAAGGCGTCATTTCCGCATTTGGTCGGCGGCAAAGCACTGAATAGGCCGGATGGTGCGTTGCTGCCTTCCGTGAACCATCCGCCTGACGTTCGTAAATCTTCAGAGGCAAGGTAGAAACAGATTCGCTAAGCAGCCTAACACAGGCCCATACTGCGGAAAGCCGCATTGCTTTCTCAGCAGTCACCACCTGGCCGCTACTGCTGGTGCCAAACCATTCCTCCCAGAACGTGCCGGTAGTCAGGCTGATAGGCACACCGAGCCAGTTAAGCAGAGCGCTTTTCACCCTGCCTGGCTGTTTGTTTTTTTTCATCAGAAACCTACCATGATGGGATTATTGAAGAATCCGGAGAGATCCTGCTGGTCGTTGCCACCGTTAACCAGAACGCGGCTCATTGCTGTGAACAATGCCGCAGGGCCATCAATTTTGGCCTCTGGTGTGGACTTATTCGGGAATATGTTCTCGTTCCGGTCCGGTTTGACGGTTACGTTGGACATCATCCAGTTCATCACAGGGTGATCGCTGTGATGGAAGCGGCCACCGTATACCAGCGCTTCGACCTCTTTCATCGCCTCAGAGAAATTGCGAACCGTCTGCGGCACTTCCACCAGCGGCAACCCTTCTTCTGCCAGCGCTAGGCTGAACTGCGTCGCACTCCACGGGTCGAAACCAATTTCTTTCAGGCTCTCGCCAGCAACCCACAGCTGTAGCTCTTCCTTAATCTGAGCATGGTCGATTACATCACCGTCGGTAAGGATCAGCTTGTCCATCCCGGCCCACTTACGATAGAGCTCTGCCATCTGGCGTGAACATTTCTCAAGGCGTCCTTCCGGTAGCCAGAATTTGAAATCCGCATGAACGTGGCCATCTGGCGCCCGCCAGACTTTCGCGGCCGCACAGATATCAATTTTGTTTGACAGGTCAACGCCCACCCAGGAGGGATAGGTTTTAAGTTCGTGCAGCGGGGCGATAAACTCGCATTTCTCCCATTTCATCATGTCCATCCAGGCTGACTCAGCAGTAACCCAGATATTCATGTGCTTGGTGAAAAAGTTAATTCTGGCCGAAACCTGCTCTTTCGCCTTTTTAGCCAGGCGGCGCAGGTCATCCCAGCGCTTACAGATACCCAGCCCCGGATTCGCCTTCTGCCAGACCTTTTCATCAAAGGGATCGTCACCTTCATCTAAGGTGTAGATGATGGCAAAAAACGTATCGTCTTTTACCAGTCCACGCAGCACCTTGATGGCGTAATCACGCAATTCGTAGCAGATGCCTTCTTTGTTGAAACCGGCGGTGGTGATACCGAAAAGCAGCGATTGCAGACGCGCGCCGGTTGCCGTCTCCAGAACGTCCCAGACGTCACGGGTTTTGTGAGCATGCAGCTCGTCGACGATGGCGCAGTGGATGTTCAGTCCATCGAGGTTGTTCGCATCTGATGATAATGGCTCGAACTTGGAGGCCGTTTGCTCCTGGTAGATAGCGAGTTTGTTGAATTCGAAGATCCGCCCAAGCGTGGCTTTCGCCTTCTTGACCATATTCTTCGCGTCTTCAAAAACAATTCGTGCCTGGTCACGGGTGGTTGCAGCGGAATAAACCTCCGCACCGCCCTCGCCGTCGGCACCAGCCATATAAAGCCCCACGCCGGAGCAAAGAGTTGATTTGGCATTTTTACGGGCCACTTCAACATCTGCTGTACGGAAACGCCGGACCATCACCGGCCGACCGCTGCCGTCGTTACGCAGAACGGTTTCCCCAGTCTCTTCGTTAACCAGCGGGATCACGAAACCAAAAATATTAATCAGGATGAAAACGTGCCAGTCCATCAGCTCAATAGGCTGCCCTGCCAGTGCGCCTTTTACGTGAGGTACAAAATTATAGAAATTCAGTATGTGCTGCGCGCGCGGTTCACTGAAGAAAATACCGCGCTCTTCGCCGTGTGCCAGATCGTCAAGAAAACGCTGACAGGCAAGGCGCACATACTCACAGGCAATAATTTCCCCCGCCACTACCCTCTCGGCGTAGCGGATGCCTTCTGCAACCTTAGCCATTAATCCCTCGCTTTCATAAACTCGGCCAGCGGATCAACCGCTTCAGGACCTTTTGCATTCACTTTCGATCGGCTGGCTGGAGTCATGCCGAACTCACCAAGCATGGCACGCAGACGTTTCCAGGCATCAGCTTTCATGATGGCGGCGGGGTGAGCCTTGATCAGCACATCCCCGCTCTGCGTTTCGGTCCGGTAGGTGTAGCCCTCAACTTCAAGCGTGTCGCAGTGATGCCGGTATTCGGTATAGGCCTCAACCAGCAGCTCAAGGGCTCTGGCATCAAGCTGAGACATCACACCGATAGCATCAAGCTCGTCGGCCATCCGTTTAAACCAGTATTTCCCCTGCTTGTCGAAATGCTTCGGCGTTGGGGGTACCCCTGAAGGGGGTTTTGGTTCGTTCTCATTGATCGGGCGTTTAGATGGGTTACCCCTCACCAAACGTAGATGGGTCGGGGTTTTCGGTGGTCCAGACATAATCGAAAACTCCTATTAATCATCGAGTGGGGGACCCCATAAAAAAGTTTTCTAACCTGCGGCGATGTGAAAAGAGGTTAGGCGGCGGTCCTTTGGGCTGATTCCCCTGAGGTTTTTACCCGCCCTCCCCCAGACCCCGCAAATGAGAGCAGATATCATTTAACCGACTCATGCACGATTTTCGCCAGTTTCCGGCTCGGGGGACCACTGTTACCAATGCGAGGGCTGAACACCTTACTGATGTCCCAGCCTGCCTTCAGTCGATACTCAATGGAGTTTCTCGAAATACCCAGGTAATCCGCCCATTCGTTAAGACACATCGTCTTGCCGTGAGCGGTATATCTGCGGTCGGAGTTCTCTCGCATTGTCTTTCTCATCTTGTCTACGCCTCGCTTCTGATTGCACACAGGGCAACTTGGCACAAGATTGTCAGGCTCGTTATTGGTCTTACAGTCATCGAGGTGGTCGATGTGAAGGGTGTCCCAGCCAACGGTTTTTGCACACCAGTGACAACGGAACGGTCCAGCCCCATGTTTGTCGTAATAGACTTTCCGGTGCTCGTAAACACGAGGACTCCCACATGCCAAAGGATGATCGGGCGCATACACCAGCAGATATCCGCCAGTGTGCTCCAGCTTGCCATCCTTTCTTGTGCTGAGCTTCTCTGTCGTTCCATGACGCCGGACGCGCATGTAATGCTTTTCACAGTAGTGGCTGTTACGGGATCGTACCGATAATTCGCATCCATCCACAATGCAGGCAGCATGGGCGTGCGGAAGCCCTGAACCATGTTTCGATTCAGTCATCTTCACCTCGTTACTTAATTTCTGTTCAGGCGCTCGCGTGCTGTCTTAGCTTTATGGCAGCCGCGGCAAATTGATTCCAGATTAGAAAGATCGTCAGTGCCACCGTGAGCTTTCGGCTTTATGTGGTCCACCGTATCAGCGGGTGTATACCTTCCATTTCGCAGGCATTCCTGACAGAGGTGTTTATCCCTGTCGAGAACGATTGGGCGCAGCCTGTCCCACTTGCTGCTATAACCGCGCTGATGCCTGCTCTGTCCTCGCTGATGCTGCTGCCAGCCTTCGTTAAGGTGCTGGGGACAATAGCCTGAGCGGTCAGTGGTTGTGCCAGGGCAGCCACGCTTGCGGCATGCTCTCGGTATTAACGCAGGCATCAAGCTAACCTCCACGCCCGGCGGCGTTCTGTGCGTGGCGCTGAGTCAGGGTGACGCTCAACCGGTTCGCCGTCAGCATGGTCCACCAGCGAGTAACACGGATAGATCACTGAGCCACCCCATGCATCACCCACAGCGTAATCGGCGGGCTTGCTGTTATCCCAGCGGGATAGCACGCGCTGCACATGCTCAGGCGGGACGCTGTAGCAAACGCCGTGAATGAGTCTCGACAGCGTGATGTAATCAGCGCGAGTCTTATCAGCCACTATTAGCCGCTCAGCAATCTGCATCTGATACTGTGGCGGCCGCCCGGTACCGAGATAAAAGCTCAGCATGTAGTCAGGGAAACGCACCAGCCAGTCAGTCACCTTATCGGTGAAACCCTGCACAGGAACCGCGTCGTCCTCACACACCACTACCCGGCATGGTTGGCAGGCAGCCCATTCAAGTGCACGGCGATGGTTAGCATTGGCCCCACCGTCGCCTTCATCAATTAGAAGATGGGCACCAATACTCATGGCCAACGCTTCAGCCTGTTGCCGCCTGGCGTGATGGCCAACAACGCAGAACTTAATATCTGTCAGCATCATTATGGGTAAACACCTTGTTGCGGGCTCGACGTGCAGCTTCAGCTGCCAACTCTGCGGTTTCATGGAACCCAGCGTGATAACGCTTTCCTTCATGATTGCAGTAAGCAAGCCATTTATTTTTTTGTTTATTCCACGATACGCCGCGATATCCAGATGTTGAGCGGGAATCAACAACACATTGGTTCTCTGCGTTTTGCTTTGGTGATACAAGTCGGAGGTGATGAGGGTTTACACATAAGGTGTTGTGACAGATATGGTCTATATACTTACCTTCCGGTATTGGCCCATTATGCATTTCCCAAGAAACCCGGTGAGCTAAAAGAACCTTTGGATTACCAGAGACATTTCGATCTGTACCAATAACCCCATAAGTTAACTTTCTTTCTCCGCTACCGCCCTTCACTGTTGCGGCACACCAGCACCAACAATCATCTTCACCTTTTTTATCAACCTTTATCCAAAATCTCTCTTCAATCGTCTTTCTTGCGGCCATGACAATGCCTCCCGGTTAAAGGATTTTCAGGATATTAAAATTATTTATGGCGCCAGAAAGCGTACTCTTTACCGACACCATCGGACTTAAAAATAGTGTGGATGCGGGGGCCGGTGACAATTCGATCGCCAAAAGACTTAGCGACAATGCCAAAAGCGATCATATCCCCCACCGCGGCGCCAGCCTGTTCTTTCTTCCAGAAACGATAACTCTCGATCCTGTAGTAAAGACGGATGATGCCATGAGCGAACGCCATTACATCAGCGCGGGAACCACCCAGCAGGCCAGCATTAAGCATCACATCGTTGCGGTGCATTTCAATGAACTCCTGATAGATGCGCTCAGGATGATGCTGTTTCGCCCAGGTGTCGGCGTAGGTCTTTGGTTCTGAACCGACGTACACCTTTCCGGCTTCCATTTCTTCCCACGGCGCGCGAAGCATTTCGACATCGGTACCATCGGTACACCAGACGAACCGGTATTCAGGGTGTTCTCGCAGGTGCTGCCAGATGTGCAGCCAGCGACGGAAGTAGACATTCATCTTCACGTCAGGTACGAGATACAGCTCAACATCGGCCGGGGCCGTCAGTAATTCATCCACCAGCGCTATACGCCCACACTGGCGAAGCGAGGCCGCCCATTTGCTCAGCATGTCAGGCGAGGCCGCCATTTTCGTGCCGCGCTGCGGGTCAGGCTGACTGGTGAGCAGCGTTGTGATAACTACATCGCGCTGCTGACGGTATTCAACGTAACCAGTAAACCCGGAATCACGCCGTTCGTTGTGGATCTTCACGTTACGTTCCACCAGCGCCTGTCGGTCGGGACGCGGTACCGAACGCTCTACCGCTTCATGCTCATCGAGAGAATGAATCAGCTTTTCTGAACCGACCACATCACCGTAAGCCCACGTCGTCAGGCCAGCGTTATGTATCCGCAGGGCGAGGTCGCTGTGTTCGTACATGCCGCGACCGTAAACCGGATCGAAACCGCCAACCTTCTCGATAGCGCTACGGTGGTAATACAGCATCACGCCACGCTGCCCGGTGTAAGCCACATGCTGATCGTCACGGTAAAGCTCCGAAAGGTCATTCAGCTTGTTCATGCCAGCAAGATCGAGAAACTGGTAAGCCAGGTGCGGTTCGGGTGATTCGATGTATGGAAGGTGCCAGTTATCAGCGATGGCATACGCATCGTCATCCCACAAAAATAAATGTTCGCACCCTGAGTCCATAAGGCATTCAAGGCTGGAATTTTTCGATGCGACAATTCCTCTTGAATTATCGTGTCGGATTAAATTGCACCACTCTGGCACTTTTGCAGGAGGGTTGGACCCGTCATCAATGACGAATACCACTGCGCCGGGAGGTAAATGTTTTCGATGTTGCTCAAGTGAATTGGCGAGTACCTGCGGCCTGTTATGCGTAGTTATCGCGATCCCGATTTTATTGTGAGAAACGCTATCGGCTCGGACATAAGGAACCCCATCAACAATGACGTCCATCATTTCCCCTCAAATTCGTATCGTGCTTTTTCAACCGCAGCCGTTGCTTCGGATAATGTCTCAAATTCCTTTCGAAAAATGACATCACCGTTTCGCGTAAGTGTTGCCCTGAACTTTCCGCTTTCCCTGACAGATACGCCCATCACCCCAGTGGAGCTCACCGGCTTTATTCGGTTCCAGACGTTTACTGTGTGCGTTACCACCCTGAGGTGTTTTGGGTTAACACACTTTCGGTTATGGCAGAGGTGATCAAGTTCAAAGCCATCAGGAACATTCTTGACCAATAGCTCATAACTGGCTTTGTGGGCCAGGGTCATCATCCCTTTGTGTTTAAACATTCCATATCCGTCTGGATTTATGTATGCAAGCCAGTTCCAGCATCCGGTTGAATCATCAACCATATACTTGCTTCTCAGTCTATCGAGTGGTGATTTTGCTTCGAGGGATCCCGTTTTATAGAGTCGCAGATAATGCATCTGGCACATGCCTTTGCAATGCGCTGGCCGTTCACATGAATTAACGGAACAGGTTTTCCCTGCATTTCTAACAAGTCCGCTCATCGGAATTACCTTTTAGTGATGAACCTTGTCGCACAGGAGATCCGGCCCTCAGAAGGCTCCGACACCAGCCGGTTCCTCAAGGGTCATCCTGAAAAGTTCTGAGTAGAATGTGCGCGTGCGATGCGCATTAAAAAGCCCCGCGGGTGCGAGGCCGTTTTATACCTTGTAGGGGATAAGTGTTTTTTTATCCGCTGGAGGGGATAACCATTATCAAGCCCACCAGCAGGTGAGCTTTGTAATGACTAACACTCAGTGTCACTTCGGCCAACTGATAAAAAACATAAAACCGATGAATGCGAAAAACAGTCCAGCAGCTCCAGCAATAAGGATTAGAGCCCAAACAAGAATAGTTCCGACGGTTGCAATCACTTGAACCTCACTTCCTTTGGATTATGACAGTTCGCCTGCCACGCTTTGTTGTGCGCCAGGATGTCGCGCTTTGTCTGCTTATCCAGCACACCCCAGTCGTGCGCTGTACCATAGATGGGTTTAACCCAGTCGCAAGCCGTGTCCACCACCTCAACCCTTACGGGTCCAGTTGTCCCGCAGCTCGCGATCAACATCGTCATCAGCCATGCGGTTAACATTCTGCTGTACATTGCTGGCCTCTTTCGTTGCTTCTACACGGCGTTCGGCTACTGACTCAATGGCTGCGGCCTTTTCTTCTGTGCGCTGCCGGTCTGCTTTTTCTTCAGCCTGTTCACGACCGCGAAAACGGCCCACACCAAACGCACCAAGCACCATCAGGATCGCAACTCCGATTGCCGCCAGTACAGATTTAAGTGTCGTCATAGGCTCACCCGCTCGCGCATCCAGCCATAAACGAATGACTCGTTAGCCGGTCGCTGTTCTGCCAGCTCAAGATAACGCTGGCCCTGGCTACAGTTCAGTGCGCGAAGCAATACGATTTCCCCTTCTCCGCCTCGTTTCGCCAGGAAGGACTTTAGCGCGCTGATGCTACGTGGGCCGATTTGCCCGTCGGCGATCAGATCCGGATAGAACTGCTGCTGGTTATTGAAAACGTTCAGCCAGCGCTGGAACCATTTAACCTGCACCGATGGCCCCATGTTCACACCGGTATCGCAAAGTTCGGCGGCAATGGAAGGGGATACTTCTGCCACCTGATCAAAGCGCGGGCCATACCAGTAATCAGACTCAAGGATCGCCAGAGCCTGCTCACGTGTAAGGTTTCGCATATCACCGGTATAACCATGCGCGCGGGCAGTTGCCTGAGTAATTCCCCAGTTCGTTGGGCCGCCCTTATCGTTCGGGTGATCAACATAACCGCCCTCTTTGCCGAGGATGGTGTTAAAAATATCGTCTTTGGTCACGTTGTGCTTTCCCCTGCGATTCTTGCGATGTTGCCCCTTGCTCGCCATACGGCAATGCAGACAACGAGATTGACAACCAGCTCTCCGTAGTCGACCTGCACGTAATCACCGTGCCAGATTCGGAAAGCGGTAAACGCTGGAGCGAGGATCAGACCATAGGCCAGAAACTCCATCAGACGGCGGCGCCGTAAGCTCCGCTTCCTGAAGAACATCAGGCGTATGGTGATGAGGATGCATGCAACAGCGTTAATGTTCAGGATCAGTGTTTGCCACGTCATTCTTCCCCCTTCAATCCGGGTAAGTCTCCCGTCTTCGAGCGCTTGAGAACGCGAAGCAGGACGGTGACAGAAACCGTTGAGGCCGCCAGCGCGCCAATGGCTGGAGATACTTTCACGGCAACTGGCTGAGAAAGGTGACTTAATGCCGCATTGATAAGCGCTGCGATGATTTCAGATGCTGTTCCAGCGCAGTAAACACCACCGATAAATGAGATAAGCGCAAACAGTATCTGCTTCCAGAGCTTGTGGTCCTCGCTGCTCAAGACGTAAAGAGCAGCCCCAGCCAGAGAACAAAGCATTACAGCGGGTGTTGCTTCAGGAAACATCGTCGCGAAGGTGATTCCGGTTGTGCCGGCGGCCACGCCTGCCGTTACCGTTGCAGATATCGGTTCTGCGGACATTTTGCCCCCTCTTATTGCTGTTGATCCTCTCAGAAAGGTTGAGGGGAAACAAAAAAGGCCACCGAAAGGTAGCCTTAGAAAAAATTCGAATATGGACAGGTTTATCTGGATTTGAGGCACCTCATCCAACAAACCCACCCGAGGTTAATTGGATTTTGACGAGATGCTTTTGGATGAGCGCTGAACCCAAAGGTCAGTATTTTCACACAGCAATTTTGCAAAAAGCAGCGCCCATTCAAAACGAACTGAAAATCACACTCCGGACAAGTAAAGCAATTCCAGATAGCGAAATCAGGATAAAAATGGCACCTATAAGAGCAACCTGCCCAGGGTTAAATTTCACAGTCTGCTTACCCTGACATCAAAAAACTAAAAATGGTGCCGACTACCGGAATCGAACTGGTGACCTACTGATTACAAGTCAGTTGCTCTACCTACTGAGCTAAGTCGGCATGGTCCGCCACCGGAGCCTCGAACCCCGCACTGCAACACCAAGGTTGTCGCTCTTCCCGATGAGCTAGTGGCGGTTTGGTGGCCCTTACTGGGCTTGAACCAGCGACCGGGCGATTATGAGTCGCACGCTCTAACCAACTGAGCTAAAAGGCCGGGAGCGAGATGATACATAAGTCAAACTAACCATGCAAACCAAATAGTTTTAGTGGTTTCAAGTGCTCGAAATCCGCTTGGAATAATATCTGTAGTTTAGAAATGACAAAGGCACCAATTAAGGTGCCTTTTTACACAGGGGCAGCAGGCTTGTCATCACCATCTTGCCGCTCCTGGCTTTCTTTCGAAAGTCTCACAAGTCCCATAAGGGTACATCGCCAGTATTAGCTAACGCTAAGCATAAGTCAACAATTGGCAGATTCTAGCAGTTATAAGCAGCACTATCTGATCAAGTAAGACATTCCCATGCCATGCAGGATTGCGCACTTCACACGCTCAAACTCTTCTGTGGTTATCTGAGGCACCACATAACTACGGCCTTCCCATGTCCGGGTCTTGATTCTATCCAATCGAGTAAGTGCTACCGTCATCACCATGTCGCACTTAACCCAGCAGGTAATATGTTCATTGCCAGGGATAGGATTCACTGAAAGCTCATGGTGGCACTCTCTTGCAAGAGCTGGCGCCGTTGTGCTTATTGGTACAACGGTTACTAACTGATTGTTGTATCTATTTCTTGCGACAACTACAACTGGACGAATTTTCACAATCTCAGGAACCACAAGCCCCCGAAAATCACACATTAAAACAGACCGAACCTGAGGTTGAAATTTTAATCCCATGAATTTATTCGCTTGGTGATGACAATCCGCAAATTTTACCCCAACAAATCCATGGTTGCATTGCTAATCAAAAAAAGGTGAAAACACTCACGCAAATCTTCGGCCTTACGTGCCCATAAAAAACCCCGCCGAGGCAGGGTTTCGATGATTAATTTCGTTTGGACGGTATCTTCCACGATTAGAAGCATACAGGGCAGTTTTATGCAAAGTCAATACTAACGTGCAAAAAAGTGTCGCCATTTGTTCCGATCATATTAATAAGTTGTTGCCTTCTCAAATTCTACTGCCGCGTGACGCTCCCCCTGGCGCAGCGTGTCCACCAGCATTTCATAAAAGGGTTTCCAGTTGCGTGACCATGAGGACTGATGGAGGTCCGGGAGACGCTTCAGAATGGCACGGTGTACCGTCGCCGAGGAGATAGCAGAGAAGCCATTACCAGAGCAACGTTCACACGTTTTGAAAACCGGTGCGCCACGTTCTTTGGTCGCTTTGCGATCCAGCACTTCACCTTTACCGCCGCACCTGCACCGGGCGCTGATCGTTCCCTTGCCTTCGCAAACATCACAGACCGCCGGTACAACCTCTGTTACCTCCGTCCACTGCTCCCAGTCAGATGGTCGAACAGCACGAGAGCGGCAGGCCCAGTATGGCGCTTTACCCCATGGGTAAGAAACTTTGCGGGTAATCTGCTCGCGGGTTGTTCGCCCGGTACCGCAACAGCTGTGACACGTCGCGCTGGTGGCGGCCGAACGGGAGTAATCAGCAAAGGCAAACTGCGCCAGCATCTGCATGCACCATCCGAACTGCCCACCAGCTGCTTTGCGAACATTCTTCGGTGCGACATCCATCGCATATCGCGCCAGCGCCTGAACTGCGAGCTGTTCATCCGTTTTGCTGATGCCGGCCTTGCCAAAGAAAGCAGCCAGGCCGAAGCGCGCACGGCTGCTGGTGGTACCAATCGCCGCCATTACATCTGTTCCTGTAAGGCGGTCCGGAGAAGTTCCCTTCACGTCATCGCTGATATGCATTCCCTGAGGACTAAAATGTTTGAGCGATGCTTCCAGTTTCATAAGGTTGCCCTCGTTGCTTTGATGTTTTTAATAGTCTGCATTGCTGGAATGCCTTTCTTTTGAGTAACGTCTGGTCTGAGCTTTCTGCTGTGGCGCCGAACGCTGCTTTGCTAACTCCTGGTCAATTGGCAGGAAGTGCCCGTTATAGAATCGACGGTAGATCGTACCCAATTCACCGTTGCGCTGTTTGGTCACGTTAATTTCCGCGATCCCCTTCGCTGGCGACTCAGGGTTATAAACTTCATCTCGGTATAGCATCATGATCAGATCAGCATCAGCCTCAATCTCACCCGAGTTTTTGAGGTCTGAGTTCATCGGTCGTTTGTTGGGTCTCGACTCAACGCCACGAGAAAGCTGGCTCAGGGCAAGGACCGGAGTTTTATTGGATTTAGCCAGACGCTTGAGTCCTTTTGACACCTCACCGACGGCAAGGTCATATCGTGCAGTGCTTTCAATTTTGATGAGTGCCAGGTAATCCACGACCACCAGCGCTATTTCCGGATGAGCAAGCTGTAGGCGGGTAGCTATCTGTTGAATCTGATCTACTGTCAGATCGGTGGAATCAACCATCCAGATGCTACGACCAGTCAGCCGTTCTACACCGTTTGTCAGCCTGGCCCAGTCCTCATCATCAAAATCAGCAGCCTTTTTCAGGCGTGAAACCGACATGCCGCCGGCAGCAGATACCATTCGCTCTCCGATCTGGATATTAGGCATTTCCATGCTGAAGAACAGCACACCACGGCCCTGCTCAGAAACCTTGTCGATGATATCCAGCGCCAATTCAGTTTTACCCATCGACGGCCGCGCAGCGATAAACACCAAGTCTGTTGGTTCAATGCCGCCAGTCTTTGCGTCCAGCTCTTCGATACCTGTCATGAGGCTTCTGGCTTCTTCAAGCCCACGGTTGCGCGCATCTACCCGATCCACCACAGCAGGAAGAATGTCGTCGATATGAACTGGCTGAACGGTCTTTTCTTCGAGAGTAATTGCTGCAATGCTGTTCTGTGCGGCCCTGAATGCCGATAAAGCCGCATCACTATTGTGAGCATTCCGGAGATCGGCCAGCGCCCTTTCAATGACAGCTTCGGCATCGCGAACAGCTGCATTACGCTCCAGCGTGGAAACGTAGGACACAAGCGCCGACTTCGCCCATGCGATACGGCTCGAGTCCATAATGATTGCGCTGTGCTTTGGCATGTTTTCGCAGAGCAGTACAGGGTCAATAACGCCAGCTCCACGCGCCTGACGGCAGATCCCAGTATATATTTCCCGATACTGCGGTACCGAGAAAGCGGTGGCTGGCACCCTGGAAAGAATATCCAGTACCTCAGGGTCGGCACCACGCAGAAAAATTGCGCCGATCACCGCACCTTCCAGATCTTCATTTTTCCAGACAGGAGTCATGCTACAACTCCTGACGCGATGGCACGGAAACTTCCCCAGCCAAATGCCAGACGGTTGCGGCCACCATCGGTAACCCGATCCACAATTCTCTCGCCAATCGTTTCTTTCAACTGGTCGAATGTAAGATTGCTGATCAGGATTGTTGGCAAAATGCTTTCGTACCTGGCATTGATAATTTCCTGAAGGATGGTCATTTCAGTCGGACTGCCGAACTGAACGCCCACCTCGTCGATAATTAGCAGATCCAATGAAGCGAAACGTTCAATGACATCTTCCTCGGTCATTTCAGCATTATGGCGCCATGTACTTTTTACCGCTCGGGTGAGGCGCATCACATCGGTAATTTCCACTTTTGCGAGATGATCGCGAATGATGCTCTTCGCCAGGGACACTGCCAGATGGTTTTTTCCAGTGCCGCAGTTGCCGGTCATCACAAGCCCGGTTCCTGCACTCAGACGCTCAGGCCAGCTGCTGGCGTAACGCTGACAGGAAGAGAGATTTTTGGCGGCATCCTGATTGATAGCCTGGTAGTTATCGAACTCACATGCTTCGAACCGCCGGGCGATCCCGGCATTGTCTATCAGGTCGGCTACTCGTAATGCGCGCAAACCGTATTCAACGCCAGCAAGTTCCGCTTTCACACACTCCGGGCACTGGGAGTGCTTAACATTTTCAACGCCACGATAGGCTTTCCCAGTGAGGGAAATGCGCTGATAACCACCATGTTTTTCACAAGCGGCAGCGTGGACTTCGCCCGATTCCCAGCTTCCCCACTGCCATGGTTTTTTATGTTCCACAGCAAACGCCAGTTCTTCACGAAGCCCTTCGCGCTTTGCCACCAGAGCTTCCCTTTCTTCGCGTTGTTTGATACTCAGCATTGTGATTTCTCCTACTTACCAGTTGCAGTCTGATTGGCCATAGTCTTGTTCACTAAACCCCGAAACCGGCAGTCCACCAGGTCTACCGCTTACCGCACCAGATGGCGCCTGCCATGACTCTTCGAAATGCCGATCGGGACCAAAGAACGTCGCCGCCTGTTTCACGTACTGCGTTCCGGCGCTACCGGTTGCGCGGACATATGCCGCGTAGCGATTTACGCCAGCCAGCATTGCCACAGTGGTAACACCGTCTTTGATTCGAGCTTTCCAGGCTTTCCAGGCAGCAGCTTTAGAATTACCGCCAGCACGTTTAGGGTATGCCTGCCAGGCCTGCTCGAACTCATTGGAATAGTTCTCTTTGGAAGAGCGATTTTCAGAATAGGCTTTGCCAAACACGCCAATATCTTGTGATTCTTGTTTTGAATTTACTTGTGGATCATGTTTTGAATTTACTTGTGGATCTGGGGCCAGATTCTGACGGGTGAAAACGTCATTTTTGTCAGAATCTGACGGGTGAAAACCGTTTGAACATCCAGAATCTGAAGGTTCAGATTTTGAAGGGTCAGAATCTGACGGGTGAAAACCGTTAGTCCTGCGCTGCTGTTTCAGCGCTGCCACTTTGTCCTTCTCAATGCGTGCCAGAGCCTCGAGACGCTCGGCATTCAAATGATAAAGATTAGACGTGTTGCGATTACCTTTACGGCGCGCTTCACGACGCAGCCAACCGGAAGACTCCAGTTCTGCAATGGCGGTCCTGACCGTACTTTCCCCGAGCCCAAGCTGGCGGCAAATAGTTTCGACACTCGGATAGCAGACACCATCATCATTCGAGTAGTCAGCGAGGCGTGCCATAATCACAAGTTTGGCTCCCTTAATGTCATGCGCTGCGCACGCGTCCCAGACGTTACCGAGAATTTTGCTACTCATACAAACTCCTGAACTGGCGTGATTGTGTAGCCGCGAGCTGGCTCAAGACGAACTGCAAGCCCGGTATCGAGAGCACCAATTTTTCTCACTTTCAGGAAGCCTGCTCGTTCAAGGGCCTTGATCTCCTTAAACATTGCCTGCTTTGAGCAGCAACAGAATTCGTACAGTACCTGATGATCGATTACTCGCTCCCCTTCTCCATCCATAGATCCGCCCATTAAAATGCGAAGCATGACCAACCGCTGAAGTGGGTTATCGAATGAATATTTACGTACGAAGTCAGAGTGATTCATGATTCCTCCAGCATGCCGCGACATGTCACACCTTATTGCCCGGGTGAGGGAATAATTTTGGTTTGTCAGGTCTCAGTTCATGGGCGGGAATCCCAGTTAAGGCCGCAACATCAGGCACATGTTCCACCCCAACAACACCAACCTTTCTCCAGCGAGAGACAGAGGGTTGTTTTACACCTATAGCGCGAGCTAGAGCATTTACTCCTCCAGCAGCATCAATAGCTCTTTCAATTGCTGATTTCATTTTTTTGCTAATCCCGTTCAGTTGCTATCGAACTAATGATAGCAATTGCTATTGGAATGAGCAATAGACTTGTTTATCATGCTTGACTAGAATGTGATAGCGGAGGCTATAAATATGCAAGAGAGAACACTTAAGACGCTAGCTGACAGACTTAACTACGCAATGCATGAGATGGGCATGAGCCAGGGGCAGTTAGCCAAAGCTGCGAATATGGCACAACCAACCATATGGCGAATAACATCTGGAAATGCTAGAGGCACAACCAAAATCGTTGAAATAGCTAATGCCCTGGGTGTTCGTTCGGAGTGGCTATCAAACGGTACTGGACCAATGAGGGGTGACGACCAACAACCACCCCCACCGATGAATAACAAAAAAGATCCAGCCATCTTCAGAGTTGACGTACTCGACCTTACCGTAAGTGCTGGCCCGGGCATAATTAACAGCGAATTCGTGGAGGTGCTGCGCTCCGTGGAATACTCAGTTGAAGATGCCCGTCAAATGTTTAATGGCCGGAAACAGGAGCAGATACGCATCATCAACGTTCGAGGTGATAGCATGTCTGGCACCATAGAGCCAGGGGACTTACTCTTCGTCGATATCAGCGTTCAGCACTTCGACGGAGACGGTATATACGCGTTCATCTACGATGACACATCGCATGTTAAGCGCTTACAAAAGATGAAAGACAAACTCTTAGTTATCTCTGACAACCATACCTATCTACCATGGGAACCAATCGAGAAGGAAGAGATGAACAAAATTTTCATCTTCGGAAAGGTGATCGGCAGCATGCCGCAGACCTACAGGAAGCATGGGTGAATAATGCAAATGAAAATAAAAACTTACGCATAACAAGCTGAATAGATTCTTAACCCGGCCAGTGCGCCGGGTTTTCTATGTTCCCCAAAATAGTAGCCACCAGTCAACCAGACGGGCGACTACCTGATCGGAACTCCGACCCTACCCTCTTGCTCTCTGCGAGCATCTCGCCCTTTCACAGTCCATTTTATTCTCAAGCTTCGATGCTCCAACTCCCGATATCTCATGTATTGGTAGATCACTGTCTAAAGGACAATTATTTCTACCGTGCTGTTACAAACACATCAGCAATAGATTTTTTTATTTTTGATATCAACGACATAAAAATTAATAGCAATTTAAATAGCAATACCTATTGCAAAGACCAATAGCAGGCTCTATCATCATTCTATCAAATCAACTCAGAGGTGATAGAAAATGTCTCAGAAGATAAAAACATTTAAGGGGTTGTCCATCCATCCTTGTGATGCCTTCAAGAATATGTCCTTGATTGTTGAAGCAGCTAGTTTGTTATCGGCGGTTGATGATGACGAGTATAGAGAAATTAGCGACATTCTTCTCGCGTTTGTCTGCAACTATGCAAACGAGGCCCATAAAAATGAATGGGATAAACGTTAATGAAAAATCCAATCGAAATGCTAAATGATATTGCTGCGGAAATCACTGAGAATGCTTCGTTACTGGAGGTTATTTACCGCATAAATGAATTTTCACCGGAAGCCGATAACACAATTGCCTGTCTGATTCGTTCTATGCTAAAGACCAGCCAAACTGCTTACGAGTATGTGGAACAACTTAGCATGCAGGATGGAGCTGAATGTCAGCGGGGACAGCAATTAGAATCGCCAACAGCGCTAGCTAATCAACTTAACTCTTGGGCTTGTGATATCGGCGATTGTAAGCTTGCCGTTTATAATTCAATGGATGATATACCCACAGAATCAAACTCAATTGGGGTTTTAAGTCTAGTCTCCCAAAAACTGGATGAAATGCAGAGCATTATTAGCTCTAAAGCGGACAAGATCGAATTCAATAAGTAACGCTAAATAATAAAACAAATAACACCTTCACTTGTGTGGCTTCCTGCAACCTGAAAACAGGGTTAGGTTAAAAATGACTTTCATCAAAGATAAAGCGGCATACAAAACAGCATGTCTTTTCTTTATGGTCTATGGCGACGAGTACCGCCATATATCTGACCTTTTCATGCGTAAAGCTTACGGAGTCTGAATATGCTCAGTAGAGACAGTTCTCTAGAAACCGCAAAAATACAGCAGATAACCTTTATCAATTAATGGAGTTAATCAACTCCAATATTATTGATATGGATATCGAGCAAATAATTTCCCTGTCTGGCCTCTGCCTTGATTTATCGGCTCAGGTTTCAATGTGGATGGATTCGGAGTTTGAACGCCGTGAAAAACAACGTAATTGAAACTTACCGACGCAGAATTTTAAAGGCAGCGTTATTACGCCACCAGCGTAAAACAGGCAGTAACTGCCTTGTTATTAAGCTCAATAAAGGCGGTATTAACACGGTCGAGTTAACAGAGATTCTTCTCGATGGATTATTACAAAAATTCGAAAGGCTTGCGATCAGTGAGTACGGGAGTGTCGAAGGCATAAAAGCTATTAAGGGAATTTACAGCAGCGCTGTTGATGTTAATGGCAGCGGTGAATTCCTTACGGATTGCGGGAAGGAATTAATCGACGAGCTCATTTGTGAGCTGGTTGAGTTCGTCAAAAAACAAAAAGTGGAGGCTCCGAAAACGGAGGGTAATGAAATGGGGGGATCTGGTGGCACTGACAGCGATACGAATTCCTGAGTGGGTTCACCTCAAAGCGGTACACGTTTTAAGCCAGTTCAGGGCAAGGCGCATTCACCCCTGCCGAATGCACGGCTCGGGGAATTTGAGCCTCAAAGTTAACCATCGCTGGCGGCTACTATCCCGCGATGGCGGAAAGAACTGGGAAGTAATGAGTCACGAACGATACAGCAAAGTTAAGGACCGGAAATGAAAGATAAACGCATCAGCTCAACCTCAATTGATAGTGCCTTTGCTAAAGATATGCAGCCAGTTTACGTCGTATCACGACACGGCTACTCGCGCCGTTTTCTCAGCAGGAGTGCGGCGATCAGCAATCTTGCTCACTACATGGTGACCAAAACTTTTCAGCGCGCCGGCTTGAATACCAACGAACCAGACGAGCCTGTGTTCAGCAACGGTGTGCTCGTCAATCGAATGGGCCAGCAAACCAGAAGGGATCAGCTGATGGTTGCTTACTTACGTGTTGTTTTATCGGTGGTGATTGTCGCCAGCGTTTATGGGTTGTTCGTTCCGATCCTCATTTCGATGAAGGACACGACGGCAGTTATATCCGGCTTTGCCCTGGCGATTCTGACCCCGCCGTGCATCTACGCCATTTGTAAGGGTCTTGTAGTTACCGTAACGAAGGAAAAAAAATGAAAAAAGTAATTATGGCTTCAATTATCGCGCTCTCTGCAATCGGTCTTGTAGGTTGCGATCGAGTCGAACCCGGCAACGTGGGTATTAAGGTGAATAAGTTGGGCGACGACAAAGGTGTTGGCGAAGTGGTAGGTGTGGGTCGTTACTGGACTGGCTGGAACACTGAGGTTTATATCTTCCCGACCTTCAAACAGATGAAGACCTACGAGGACGCTTTCAACTTTCAGATGAGCGACGGCACAACTATCGGCTATCACATCGGCGTCGCCTATAAAGTTGATCCGACCAAAGTGACGACGGTCTTCCAGACCTATCGCAAAGGTGTGGACGACATCACCGATACCGATTTGCGCCAAAAGATTGCAGACGCCCTTAATCGCCTCGCAAGCCGCATGAGCACTGATAAGTTCATTGACGGCGGGAAAGCTGAACTGCTTGAAAACGCTCTGAAAGAGATTCAGTCAGACATGGGGCCGGTAGGAATCCAGGTTATCAGTCTTTCTTACGTGGGCCGTCCTGAGTACCCGCCGACAGTTATCGACAGTATCAATGCCAAAGTCACCGCCAACCAGAAAACCTTACAACGTGAGCAGGAAGTGAAACAACGAGAAGCTGAAGCCAACATGCTGCGCGCTGAGGCTGATGGCCAGGCGGATGCAAAACTGAAGCTGGCAGAAGCAGAAGCAAAGTCTATCCAGATCCGTGGACAGGCCATGCGTGAGAACCCGGAAGTTCTGCAACTGGAGGCCATCAACAAATGGAACGGCACTCTGCCCCAGTACATGACCAGCGGCGCCAATACTCCATTTATCCAGGTTAAGTGATTTACCAGCCCGGCGTAAAGCCGGGCACTCAGAAGGGTATCGAGCATGAATACAGTAACGATCAATAACCAACAGCTTCCGGCAGTCGAATATCGCGGTCAGCGCGTTGTGACGCTGGCGATGGTTGATGAAGTCCACCAGCGACCAGAAGGCACCGCGCGTGCGGCATTCAACCGAAACCGTGAGCATTTCATCAACGGTGTTGATTATGCCGAATTAGGTGCGGACGTAATACGTACGGACCTCCCGGAAGGGACATTCTCTAAATTTGCACCGTCAGGGATTGTGCTTTTCGAATCAGGCTACCTGATGTTGACGAAGCCATTTAACGATGATCTTGCCTGGCAGGTTCAGCGCGAACTGGTCAACAGCTATTTCCGCACTCGCGCACCGCTGACTGAAATCGAGATGATCGCTGCAATGGCCGCCGACGCCGTTCGCCAGCAGAAGCGCCTGAATCATGTTGAAGAGCAGATCGAAACGGTTACCGAAGCCGTGGAAAACATTAAACGCGGCAACATGCGCGCCGGGTATGTGGGATACCGCCAGGTTGTTGCCCAAAGTGGTATGACTGACGCCAAGTGTCGAAATCTGGTCAACGCCTACCGCATCCCTACCGACACACACGAATTCATGACTCCTGATGGGCTTTTGTCTCGTAGGGCTATCGTCGAACTGGAGCCGTTTATGGCCGCGTTTCACCAGATGATGTCAGAAGCTGAGCCGCGCGGCACCCGCTGGTATCACCCTAAAATGGGCTTGTTCCAAGCGATCGGCTGGGAGGGGTAACGGTGAAAAATAATGAAATATGGAATCCGGCTGGCTCTGTTGAGCTGGCCCACCAGCAAGCTCTGACATGGGTATCTGATGCCTACTTATTCCATCTGGTGAGTCTGCATCGTCGCCCGGTGTACCGCCACCAGTACGGCGACATTTCGCTTAATCAGCCAGCATTGCAGGCATTCATCGATTCGTATCTGGAAGACAAGGGCTGGGATATGGAAAAACGCCGTGCCCATTACATCAACATTCTGGACCTCATCAAATATATGCATCGCAGCAATTCGGACTTCATCGACTGGGGAACCGTGCCATCACTAACGCCCCGCGGGTTGCGCTGGATGAACGCCTGTTTCTCGAGGTTGGGAGACATGGTCAACAGCTGCGGTGGTTGGGAAAACTGCGTCGAGAAAAAAATGGATGGTACTAATGCGTGATACTGCCGATGTCGTTTTGCTGGTCCCGAATGATTGGGTTAGCGAAAAGGTGCTGATTGCGGTTACCGGGCTCAAGCCCGGAACCATCCTCCGGGCCAGAAAAGAATGCTGGATGGTTGGGCGGGAATATGTGCACGTTTCACCGGACGGAAATCCGAAACCTTCCAGCGAGTGCATGTACAACCGTAAAGCGGTCGATGCGTGGGTGGCCTCAATGAAAAACAAACAGCCTGGGTGATCTGAGGCCATGAAAAAGGTAATCTCATATCGCTCTTGGGCGTCTGGAGGAATCAATGGATAAAGTTACATATCCAACAGGCGTCGAAAACCACGGTGGCACATTGCGCATCTGGTTTAATTTCAAAGGTAAGCGTGTCAGGGAGAGCCTCGGTGTCCCTGACACCGCTAAGAACAGGAAGATCGCCGGGGAACTGCGGACATCGGTATGTTTTGCCATCAGAACAGGCACATTTGAGTACGCGGCACAGTTTCCGGACTCCCCTAACCTCAAGACTTTTGGGGTGGGGAAGAAAGAAATTACAGTGTCAGAGCTTGCCGAAAAGTGGCTGGATCTGAAGAGAATGGAAATCTGCGCGAACGCACTCAACCGTTATGAGTCGGTCACAAGGAATATGGTGCCAAGGATCGGGGGGAATCGGCTGGTATCGGCGGTGACTAAAGAGGAATTACTGTATATCAGGAAAGATTTACTGATCGGTCACCAGATGCCAATGAAGGGGAAGGTCCCGGCAAAAGGACGAAGTGTTGTCACCGTAAATTATTACATGACAACTATTGCCGGAATGTTTCAGTTTGCCGCAGATCACGATTACTTAGAGGTGAACCCATTCGACGGGATAAAGCCTCTTAAAAAAGCCAGGGCAGAGCCAGATCCGCTAACTCGTGACGAATTTATTCGCCTGATTGATGCATGCCGGCATCAGCAGACGAAAAACCTGTGGTCACTAGCAGTATACACAGGGGTCCGTCATGGGGAGCTGACCTCCCTGGCCTGGGAGGATATCGATCTTGAAGCTGGAACAATAACAATCAGGCGCAATTATACAAAACTGGGTGAATTCACTCTACCGAAAACTGAGGCCAGTACCAACAGAGTGATACACCTCATTCAGCCTGCGATCAGCGTCCTGAGGAATCAGGCGGAAATGACCAGGTTTGGAAAAAAGCATCAGATCGATGTTCAGCTGCGCGAATACGGCAGAACTGAGAGCCACGAGTGTACATTTGTTTTCAACCCTCAACTGGTCAGAAGATGTCAGCAGGTGGGGATCATCTACAAAGTCGACTCGATAGGTGATTTATGGGACGCAGCGATGAAGCGAGCAGGGATAAGGCACAGGAAAGCATATCAGTCGCGTCACACGTATGCGTGCTGGTCACTGTCAGCTGGCGCTAACCCCAGCTTCATTGCCAGTCAGATGGGCCATGCGAGCGCCCAGATGGTCTTCAACGTATACGGTGCGTGGATGGCAGACAGCAGCAGTGAGCAGATCGCAATGCTGAATCAGAGGCTCGCGGATTTTGCCCCACAGATGCCCCAAAGCATACATAGCAGCGCCAGAGCATTATTAAAATCAGTAAGTTAG